CTAGTGGTGGTTTATTCAAAGAAGACTGGATACAGTATGATGAAGAAGAACCAGAAAGAGGCAGATGGTATATAGCTTGTGATATTGCAGGATTCTCTGACGTAGCTCATGCTAACACTGCTAGAAAGAAAAGACTAGATCAAACCGCTATAGCAATAGTAAAAGTAGATGAAGACAGATGGTGGGTTCGTAGTATAGAACATGGTCGCTGGGATATTAAGAAGACTGCTTCCAAGATATTCCAAGCAGTTACAGACTTTCAACCTCTGTGCGTAGGAATAGAAAAAGGTATTGGTAAAAATGCAGTAATGGGTTACTTGTCAGACATGATGCGTCAATACAACACATACTTTAGAGTAGAAGATGTAACTCATGGAAACAAGAAAAAGATTGATAGGATTACATGGTCACTACAGGGTAGGTTTGAGCATGGTAAGATAACTCTGAACAAAGGCTCATGGAATAGTGAGTTCTTAGATCAATTGCTTCAGTTTCCTAACCCACAGGTACATGATGACCTGATAGATGCACTATCATACATAGAACAAGTACAGATACCAGAATACAACGTATATTACGAAGAAGAAGAATATGAACCACTAGACACAGTAACAGGATATTAACAATACCCTTATGTCTACCACCCTAGGAAAACAATATGAATAATGAAAGTTACACAGTAAATCCTCTAGTATCATGGGTACTAGGTCAATGTGACCAATGGAAAGTACACAGAGATACAAACTACCTTGATAAGTGGCAAGAGTATGAAAGACTCTTCAGAGGCATCTTTGATGCTGCGGATAAAACCAGAGATTCTGAAAGAGCTAAGATTATCACTCCTGCATTGCAACAAGCAATAGAGTCCCACACAGCAGAGATAGAAGAGGCTGTGTTTGGTAGAGGTGAGAAGTTCTTTGATATTACGGATAACCTAATAGACCCACAGAAAGTCGATATTCAGTTAATTCGTAATCAGATGCTTGAAGACTTCAAAAAAGGTAACGTAAGAAAAGCAGTATCTGACATCATTTTGTTATCTGCAATCTATGGTAATGGTATTGGTGAGATCATTGTATACGAGAAGAAAGAGCTAATACCAGCTATGCAACCAGTAGTAGAGATGGGTATTACAGCAGTAGGTGTACAAGAGAAAACAAGGTTCTGTGTAGGACTAAAACCAATCACACCATACAACTTCTTAATAGACCCCTCTGCAAGCAACGTACAGGAGGCTCTAGGCTGTGCTATTGAAGAACTGGTGTCTATCCACTCTGTAGTGTCAGCAATGGAGTCAGGAGTCTATGAAACAGTCCCAGACCTATCTCAGTATGCAATAGAGACTGATTTAGAGCCATCACAAGAGGTATCTGACTATCAGGAAAACAGAGTCAAGATTCTACGATACTATGGACTCATACCAAAGTATATGTTGGATAATCAAGATGACTCAGAGAAGTTTGAAGAAGTATTCAACAAGCAAGCAGATGAGTACGGCACTCAGGCAGCAGATTACAGTGACCTAGTAGAAGGTATTGTAGTTATAGCAAACGACCAGTATTTACTCAAAGCAGAAGAGTCGCCATACATGATGAAAGATAGACCTATCGTTTCTTTTCAAAATGATAGTGTTCCTAATCGTTTCTGGGGTCGTGGTATTGCTGAAAAGGGATACAATATGCAAAAAGCTATTGATGCTCAGGTACGATCACACCTTGACAGCGTGGCACTAGCTACAGTACCAATGATGGCTATGGATGCTACCAGATTACCTAGAGGTGCTAGGTTTGAGGTAAAACCTGGTAAGACAATTCTTACGAATGGTAACCCAGCAGAAATTCTTTATCCTTTTAAGATAGGTTCAGTCGATGGTTCTAATATTAATACTGCTACTTCTTTTATGAATATGCTACTTATGGCTACAGGAACAATAGATAGCTCATCATTACAAGCTATGACTACAGCAGAAGGAGCTGGATTATCTGTAGCATTGTCATCAATCATAAAGAAAAACAAGAGAACATTAATAAACTTTCAAGAACAATTCTTGATACCTTTTGTAACCAAGTCTGCACACAGGTTTATGCAGTTTGACCCAGAGAGATATCCTGCACAAGACTTTATATTTACTCCTTCTAGTAATTTAGGTATCATAGCTAGAGAACATGAGCAAATGCAGTTTATGAATTTACTAAAAACACTAGGTGCAGAATCACCAATCGTTCCTTTAGTTCTGTCTGCAATAATAGAAAACTCTAGTTTGAACAACAGAGAACAGCTAATACAGCAACTACAGCAGATGATGCAGCCTAATCCACAGGAAGCACAGTCACAACAAGCTGCTATACAGCTACAATTACAGAAAGCACAGCTAGAATTAGCAGATTTACAAGCTGATGTACAGCTAAAACAGGCTAAAGCACAAGGAGAAGCGGTAGAAACGCAGTTAAAACCAGTAGAAACACAGGCTAAAGTAGCTGCTAGTGCTTCTAAGTACTTAGGAGACGCTGATGACCCAACAAAAGAGTTTGAAAGACGTATAAAACTAGCAAATGTGGCTTTAAAAGAGAAAGATATTGATACAAAAGCACGAATTGCAGAATTACAACTACAAGCATCAAGAAATACTTGACTTTTACAAAAAAGTATGCTATAATCACGCATTAATAAAGCAAAAAACGTGCCAATGGATAAAAAATTATTAAATTACTATGATAACCGTTTTGCAATGATGTCTTCTAAGGGTTGGAAAGATCTTATGGAAGATTTACAAAAGATGTATAATGAATACAACAGTGTTCAGAACTGTGAAACAAATGAAGAATTTAATTTTGCAAAAGGACAAGTAGATATACTAAAATATATGTTAGGACTAAAGGATATGTCTGAAAAAGTATATGAAGACTTGTGTGCAGAAGTAGAACAGAGTTATACAAACACATAATGACTAAAAGAATATTTGAGTTTCAATGTAATAATTGTTCTACTGTATTTGAACAATACATTGATGACTCTTTAAAAACAACTAAATGCCCTATTTGTGGTTCTGAAGCTACACGCATAATCAGTAAACCAAGAATAGACCTAGATGGTTGTTCAGGTGATTTTCCTACTGCTGCTGACGCATGGGTTAGACGCAGAGAAAGTCACATGAAGTATGAAAGAAAGATGGGCATAGGTCAAGAGTATAGTAGTATGGGATAAGGTTAGACCCCCATTTAAAGTGTCTTTCCTAAAATGTCAACTGACACAGGAGAGTATAGTGGCTGAGTTTGTAGAAGAAATAGAAGATAAGAAAGAAGAACCACAGCAAGAAGAAGTAAAAGTTGAAGAAGTTAAAAAAGAATCAGAGATTCCTGAGAAGTATAAGGAAAAAACTCTTAAAGATGTTATAGCTATGCATCAAGAAGCTGAGAAGTTAATAGGCAGACAAGGTACAGAGTTAGGAGAACTTCGTAGGGTTGCTAATTCTTATGTTCAAAGTCAAACGCAAGCAAAGCAAACAGAAGTCAAAGAAACTAGTGATGATGATTTTTTTGCTAACCCTAAACAGGCTGTAGACAACGCAATACAAAATCATCCTAAGATTAGAGAAGCAGAACAATTAACCCTAGAAATGCAAAGGTCAAAAGCTCTTTCATCACTGAAAGAAAAACACCCAGACTTTACAGAGGTAGTAAAAGATCAAGGGTTTCAAGATTGGATAGGTAATTCTAAAGTAAGAGCAGAATTATTTGCTAGGGCTGATCGTAGGTATGATTATGATGCTGCTGATGAGCTTATTTCTACATGGAAAGAAAAGAAACAATTAGGCGGTAAAACTGTAGAAATGGAGAAACAGGCTAGATCACAAGACATCAAAAGTGCTACTACAACTGTACCAAGCGGTAGTGGAGAAGCACCATCCAAGAAAATATTTAGACGTTCTGACATACAAAAACTTATTAACAGTGACCCTGCAAAATATGAATCTTTATACCCTGAGATAGTAAAAGCGTATGAAGAGGGAAGAGTAAGAGGGTGATATTTTAGAAAAGGAATTTAGAAATGGGTTTAGGAACTAATCATGTAGTTAATTCAGAAGTCAACACCGCTGGTTTTATACCTGAGGTTTGGTCAGACGAAATAATCGCTGGTTATAAGAAAAATCTTGTAGCTGCTAATTTAATTAAAACAATGAACATGAAGGGCAAAAAAGGTGACGTAGTTCACTTTCCAGCTCCAGCAAGAGGTTCAGCTTCAACCAAGGCTGCTGAAACAGAGGTAACTTTAATTCAAGAGTCTGGTTCAGAGAAGACTGTAACAATCAATCAACATTATGAGTATAGTCGTTTGATTGAAGATTTTGCAGAAGTACAAGCATTGACTTCACTAAGACGTTTTTACACAGATGATGCTGGTTATGCGTTAGCTACTAGAGTAGATACAGACGTACTTTCTCTAGGTAGACAGTCACAAGCTGGTTCTGGTAGTGCTGCTTATGACAAAGGTTTCTTAGGTGGTGATGGTTCTACATTCTATGTAGCTGCTAGTAATAACGAAAGTGCTATTACTGATGCAGGGTTTAGAAGAGCTATTCAGCGTCTTGACGATCAAGATGTTCCTATGGATAATCGTAACTTTGTCATACCTCCTGTAGCTCGTAATGTAATGATGGGTCTATCACGATTCACAGAGCAAGCGTTTACAGGTGAAGCTGGCAATGCTAACACCATTAGAAATGGTCAGATTGGTGATATATATGGTATTAAAGTGTTTGTATCTACCAATGTGGACACAACTTCTGGTTCTGGCGGTGCTAGAGTATGTTTATTGTTCCATCCTGAGTTTGGAGTATTGGTTGAACAGTTAGGTGTTCGTGTTCAAACACAATACAAGCAAGAGCATTTAGGTACGCTTTTAACTGCTGATACCTTATATGGTACTGGTGAGCTAAGAGATAAGTCTGCTGTTGCTCTTATTGTTCCAGCTTAATTTTAATAACAGGGTTGGCTCTAGCGGTCAACCCTTTTCTTTATAAGGATGAATAATGGCTACAGTAAAAAGAGGACAACATAGACAGTTTCAGGGAGCTTTCTCTGATACCTGGACTATTAAAGACACATTTAACTTTGGTTCAGTAGCAGATGGCAATGAAGAAGTTACTGGCGTAACTGTATCAGGTGTTGCATTAGGTGATATGGTATTAGGAGTAGCTTCTAGTGTAGATGTTGCAGACTTAGATTTAACAGCTAATGTTACTGCTGCAGATCAAGTTACATTTCAAGTAAATAATAACACAGGCGGAGCAATTGATTTAGCCACTGCTGAATACACAGCTCTTGTAGTTAGACCAAATTGGTAAACATGATAACCCTCTTCGGAGGGTTTTTTTGTTAAGGAATAATTATGGCTTTTTTTAGAGGTACAGGCGGTGCAGGTACTGCTACATTTGAGCAACTACCTTTAGCTATCAGTGAGGGCGGTACAAGTGCGACTACTGTAGCTTCTGCTAGAGCATCAATTTTACCTGATTTTTCTGGTAATGCTACTTTTGTACTTGCAGTAAACTCTGGTGCAACTGATGTAGAATTTGTTACAGCACAATCTACAATTAGTTATTCTGATGCTACTGCTAATTTTACAGGTATATTACAAGAAAGTGGTAGTAATGTATTAACAAGTGCTGATATTGGTGTGTCAGTAGCTTCTGCTGGAGTTACAGGAGGAGGAGGAATAAGTTATTCTGATGCTACTGCTAATTTTACAGGAGTTCTACAACATAGTTCTAGTAATGTTCTAACACAATCAATGATAGGTGTATCAGTGCAAGGATATGATGCTGATATAGCGTTTTTAGACGCAGCAACAGCAAATTTTACAGGAGTGCTACAAGATGGAGGAAGCACAGTTCTAACAGAATCAAGTACGATTGAAGGAGGTACTTACTCATGACAACCATTTTAACTAAAAAGAAAGATTCATCAGGAGTACCAGCTACCGCTGATATCACTAGCTCTGTTGGAGGAGCAGAATTAGCAGTCAATACTGCTGATAAAAGATTATATACAAAGAATAGTAGTAATGTTATTGTAGAAGTAGGTACAAACCCAGCATCATTAAACTTAAATGCAGACTTAACAAACACATCAGGTAACTTAGTAGTAGACCCTGCAACACAAATATTTGAAATTAAAGGTTCTGGTTCTACTGAAGGACAAATACAACTTAATTGTGCTGTTAATTCACACGGACAAATAATTACCGCAGCAGATCACGGTGTTTCAGCTACTAATACTTTAACATTACCTGGGGGAGATACTATAGGTAATGCAAATGCTACTTTAGTTTCTGATACAGGTACACAAACTTTAACAAATAAAACTATAGATACTGCTGTTAGTGTTAGTGCTGCTGGAGCTATAACAAGCGGTACAATAGTATCAGATCAAGATGGTAATTTAAGAGACATACCTGTAAGTCAAAACATATCAGGTAATTATACATTAGCCATAGGAGATGCAGGTAATCAAATAAATGTTAATGCTTCTAATGCAATTATAACTGTACCTACAGGAGTATTTGGTGTTGGTGATATAATATCTCTTATATCTGTAAATGGCTGTACTGCTACAATAGCTTGTACTGCTGTTAATGCAGTTAAAGCAGGTGATCTAGCAGCAACTGCATCACACACATTAGATGCAAACGGAGTTGCAAGTATTATGTTTAGTTATTCAGCAGATTTAGCTGTACTTACTGGGAATATTTCATAATGACTGGAATACATCAATTATTATTTTCTAATTTTTCTACTGGTGCTGTCGTAGATGGAGTTGTAGTAATACAAACTTTTACAGGCAACTCTACATGGACTTGTCCCACTGGTGTTACAAGTGTTGATTATCTTGTAGTTGCAGGTGGTGGGTCAGGTGGCACTACTGGTGGTGGTGGCGGTGCCGGTGGCTTTAGAACCGGCACTGGTTTAAGTGTAACCGCAGGAACAGACTATTCAATCACAGTCGGTGGTGGGGGAACTAACCCTGAAGCAAATTCTTTAGGAACTAATGGAGACGATTCTATTTTTTCTACAATTACATCAACTGGTGGAGGAGCAGGACACTGTAATACTAACCCAGCTCCCGGTCAAGATGGGGGTTCTGGAGGCGGAGCCGGCACAACAGGAGGTGTTGTTTTTAGTGGAGGCTCTGGGAATACTCCGTCAACAACACCAAGTCAAGGCAATAATGGAGGGAGTAATTCAGGCACTGCCCCTGCTTATGGTGGTGGTGGTGGAGGCGGAGCAGGAACAAATCCTGCTGCAGTAGGGGGAAATGGTTCTAGCACAAATGGTGGTAATGGTGGCTCTGGTCAAACATCATCATTAATTGGAGTAGCTACTACATATTCAGGTGGTGGAGGCGGTACTGCTTACAATCAAACAGGTAATGGTGGTAGTGGCGGTGCAGGTGGAGGAGGTGATGGTAAAGGTGGAGGTATTGCTGGTGATGCCGGAACAGCTAACACTGGTGGTGGAGCAGGAGCAGGTGGGTTTTCTGGAGGTCACAAAAAAGGTGGAAATGGTGGCTCAGGCATTGTTATCCTTAAATACACAGTACCTACAAGTTCCCCACTAATATTCAAAGGCACAACAAAATGGGTATGCCCCACTGGAGTATCTTCTGTAGATTATTTAGTAGTTGCAGGAGGTGGTGGAGGCGGTAATACAGGAACATCTAATTATGGCCGTAGTGGAGGCGGTGGTGCTGGAGGCTTCAGAACTGGTACAGGATTGTCTGTTACTTCTGGAACAGAATACACAATAACAGTTGGAGCAGGTGGTATTGGTGATGGGCCGACCAATGGAGTTGGCGTTGCAGGAGAAATATCGTCTGCTTTTTCAATAGAGTCAGCAGGTGGCGGAGCAGGTGGAAATTCATCTCTTGATATAGGAAGTAAAAGAAACGGTGGTTCTGGTGGCGGTGCACCAAGAAATCAAACAGGAGGTAGTGGAAATACCCCTAGTGTTTCACCATCTCAAGGAAATGATGGTGGAGATGCTTTTGGCCCTTCAAACCCAGGCCCAGGCGATAACGCATCAGGGGGCGGAGGAGCAGGAGCTGTAGGCCAAGATGCACAACCTTCAAGTGGTGGTGCTGGAGGTAATGGAACAGCATCGTCAATTACTGGTGCATCTGTAACTTACGCAGGTGGTGGGGGCGGTGGAACTGACACCTCTCATCCGGGCGGTTCAGGTGGCACAGGAGGAGGAGGTGCAGGAGGTAATAATTCTTCACCATACCAAGGAGTAAACGGGACTGCTAATACTGGAGGTGGTGGTGGTGGTCAGGGAGATAATATTGCCCCCGGAAGAGGTGGACATGGTGGCTCTGGAATTGTTGTAATAACTATGAACGCATAGGAGTATAAATGGAAATAAAACCAAAAGATAAAATTTATAGATTAACTGGAATTGATAGTGCTATGGAATTGTTGCGTCCAGGTGCTAAATGGGAAATCTCTAATTCTACTTTTACAAGATGGGAAGATGATAGACCATGCCCATCAATGGAAGAAGTTCGAGATGCACAACGTAAAGCAAGAGAGTTTGAAGATTCTATAAATACAATTTGGACAAAAGAGCAAGAAAATCAAATATTAGAAATGCAAGGAAATATAGGTGGTGCATTGAATTGATAACTCATTCCTTATTTCCTACAGCAGTAACTTTTTATAAACACAAAGGTATTACAGAAAAAGAAATAAAGTTTATAGCAAAACAAGAAACAAGAGGCAACACAGGAAACACAACATCTATTGATAATAATATTTTAGAAAACAGAGAAATGAAAAAACTAAAACAGTTTATTGAGAAATCTTTAAAAGAATATTTTCAAAATATTTATGTACCTAAAAATAATGTTGAGCCTTATATAACGCAGTCATGGTGCAACTATACAAAAGAAGGTCAATATCACCACAAACATGCACATCCTAACAGTTTTATATCTGGTGTGTTTTATGTTCAAGCTGATAAAACAAAAGATAAAATTTATTTTTATAAAGAAGAATACAAACAAATAAAAGTACCTGCTAAAGAATATAACCTTTTTAATAGTGAAAGTTGGTGGTTTGAAACAGGCACAAATGACTTAGTTCTATTTCCTTCTAACCTTACTCACATGGTTGAAAAGGTAGTAGGAAAAGAAAGAATTAGTTTAAGTTTTAACACATTTCTAAAAGGTTATATTGGCGAAGATATAGAATTAACTGGATTACATATAGGAGTATAAGATGGCACACTTTGCAGAATTAAATAGTGCAAACGAAGTATTAAGAGTAACCGTAGTAGAAAACAAAGATACCGCAGACGTAAATGGAGTTGAAAAAGAATACATTGGTCAGGCTCACTTAGAAAAAGTGTTGGGCGGTACATGGAAACAAACCTCTTACAATGGCAACATTCGTGGTAACTATGCAGGTAAAGGTTATACATATTTTGTAGATCAGGATTTGTTTATGCCTCCTAAGCCATATAATAGTTGGTCTATGTCTACTGCTGATGCTACATGGATAGCACCTAGTGCAATGCCTACTGATGGCAATATGTATAACTGGGATGAAGATAATCAAACATGGATTGATTTAGGTGGTTCTAGTGCTGGAGGCATTTAAACGATGAAGACAGAAGAGTTACTAAATGAACTAGATATACGATTAACATCTCATGAAGCTGTGTGTGCAGAAAGATGGGCTGAAACACTTTCTAAAATAAAGAGACTAGAAACTATATTAATTGGTTGTTTTGGTTCTATTGTATTAATACTTATTACTATTATTTTAAAACTAAGCTAAGGAGAAGTCTATGTACGGCATGATGAAAGGCAAGAAGAAACCAATGAAAAAAGCCATGAATGGTATGGGTAAGAGTTATGGTGGTAAGAAAATGATGGCTAAAAAACCAATGAAAAAACCAGCTAAGAGGAAAGCATAATGCCTGGTTCTAAGCTAAAAAAAGGTTCTTCTAAAGATGCAATATCTAGTAATATAAAAAAACTTAAAAAAGAAGGATATTCACCACAGCAAAGTGTAGCTATAGCTTTGCAAACTGCTGGAAGAACCAAAAAAACAAAAAAGAAAAGGAGTAAACGTGGCTAAAGGAATACCTCACTATTTTAGAGATGGAAAAGAATACAAAGGCAAAATGCACAAAATGCCTAATGGTGATGCACATTCTGGTGCAACACATACCAAGTCTAGTAAAAAACTTTACCATTTCAAAGATCTTTCTAAAACAGCACAAAAGAGGGCTAAAAGTGGCAGCAAAAAAGTCTAAAAAGTCTCCTACACCAACTAATAAGGCTTTGTATAGCAGAGTCAAAGCAGAGGCTAAACGTAAGTTTGATGTATACCCATCAGCTTATGCTAATGCTTGGTTAGTAAGGGAGTATAAAAAAAGAGGTGGAGGTTACGCATAAATGGGTTTAGTTATGTTTTTTATAATCGTTGTTGTACCTGTAGGAGTTGTTTACTATGTCACTAAAAGAATGGTTTGGTAAAGGCAAAAAAGGTGACTGGGTAGATATAGGAGCACCTAAGAAAAAAGGCAAATTTCAACCCTGTGGGCGTAAGTCTACTAAAGATAGTAAAAGAGCCTATCCAAAATGTGTTCCTAGGTCTAAAGCCAAGAGTATGACAGAGGCACAAAGAAAGTCTGCTGTAAGAAGAAAGAGAGCAGCAGGAAATCCAGGAGGTAAACCTACCAATGTAAGAACATTTGCAAGGAAAAAGAATGGTTCAAAAAAAGTATCAAAATCCTAAAGGTGGTCTTAACAAAGCTGGTAGGGCGTATTTTAAAAGAACTACTGGTGCTAACCTAAAACCACCAGTATCTGCTAAGAAGGCAAAAAAGTCACCTAAAGCAGCAGCTAGGCGAAAAAGTTTCTGTGCCAGGATGCAGGGAATGAAAAAGAAAAGAACAGGTAGTAAAACAGCAAATGACCCTAACAGTAGGATTAATAAAGCACTTAGAAAGTGGGATTGCTAATGGCACTAACAACAACATATTTAGATTTAGTAAATGATGTACTAGTAAGGCTTAGAGAAGCTCAGGTATCTAGTGTATCTCAGAATGGGTATTCTTCTTTGATAGGTGCTTTAATTAATGATGCTAAAAGAGAAGTAGAAGACGCATGGAACTGGGATGTGCTAAGAAACACAGTATCATTTACTACACAGCAAGGCACATTTAATTATAATTTAGATGGTGCTAGAAATAAATTTAGAATCATCTCTGCACATAATGATACAGAAGATGTGTTTTTACGTTACCAGACAACAGCATACTTTATACAAAGTTTATTATTAACTGATACTCCCACACAGGGAGCACCATTGTATTATAATCCTAATGGTGTAGATGCTGATAGAGATGGACAGATAGACTTGTATCCTATTCCTGATGGTGAGTATATAATAAGGTTTGATTTAGTAATACCAGAACAAGAACTAACAACTGATACTGACACCACAGCCATGCAGAAGAATGTAATTACATCTCTTGCATGGGCTAAAGCAATAGAAGAGCGTGGTGAAGATGGAGGTATCAGCGTATCAAGTCAGTATGCAGTAGCTAAACAGGCTCTAGCAGATGCTATAGCTATAGAAGCTGCAAGAAGACCTGATGAAGAAACTGTGTGGTATCCGTCATAATGCCTAATAAACCTATACAACCAGTAGCTATAGTATCACCAGGTTTTTTTGGTATTAATACACAAGACTCTGGTGTTACTCTTGACTTGTCATTTACACTAGAAGCAGACAATGCTGTGATTGATAAGTCTGGTAGAATGGCTGCTAGAAAAGGATGGGAGTATCAGACAACTGCCGGCGGTACATCAACACTACCAGAAGTTTTAATAGAGTTTGATGCATACACAGCTACTAATTCTTATAATATTATTAGTGGCGGTAACAACAACTTGTATGAAGGTGAAGGTACTATGTCTGCTCTTCCTGTATATAATGTAAGTGCTACAGGAACATTAGGTTATAGTATAACAGACAACAACTGGCAGTTTAAACAAGCAGAGTTTGAAAGTGGTTTAAATTTTAGTCCACACATGTATGCAGTGCAAAAAAGTCATCAGCCTTTGGTATATAATAAACTACCAACAGGAAGTTTTGGTTTTAGAAGATTAGTAGATGTTGGTAATGTTCCTTCTGGGTACGGAGCAACTACGTTTATACCAAATGTAGCATTATCAGCTTTTGGTAGAATGTGGATGGCTGATATAAAAGATGACCCATTAACAATATACCACAGTGTATTACTAGACGGTTCAGACTTTACTGGTTCTGGTTCAGGACAGTTAAACCTAGAGAAAGTCGTACCTGGTGGTGATAAAATAACAGCACTAGCTGCACATAACAACTTTTTAGTAATATTTTGTGAACACCACATTGTATTGTATCAAAATGCAGATGATATAAGTAACATATCATTGAATGATGTAATCGTAGGTACAGGATGTATTGCAAGAGACTCTGTACAAGTTATAGGTACTGATTTAGTATTTCTATCTGATAGTGGTCTAAGAAGTCTAGGTAGAACCATACAAGAGAAGTCAGCACCACTAAGAGACTTGTCAAAGAATGTAAGGGATAACTTTCTTGCACTTATAGCGGTAGAGAAAAAAGAAGAGATAAGAAGTGTATACTATGAGAAAGAAGCATTTTATTTATTAACTTTACCAGCTTCAGGATTTACTTTTTGTTTTGATGTAAGAGCAACACTGCCTGATGGTTCATATAGAGCAACCAGATGGGATAGTATAGACCCATCAGCATTAGTAGTTACACATGATAATAGATTGCTTATAGGTCAGCCTGACGGCATAGCAGAGTATAAAAACTTTACAGATAATGGTTCTAGTTATGTATTTAGTTATCTATCACCATACCTAGACTTTGGCAGACCTGATATAACAAAGATACCTAAAAAGATTAATGTAACAGTTATAGGTGCTATTAATACTACATTAGCTTTGAAATGGGCTTTTGATTATGAAAATAATTTTAATAATGCAGATGTAACAACAAAAGAAGGAAATATTGCTGAATATGGTACAGCAGAATACAACATAGCAGAATATTCAGCTTCTGTATTTATTGATAAACTTAGTACACAGTTGTCAGGAAATGGTAACATCTTACAAGTAGGTGTAAATGCTTCTATAAATGGTAACCCTCTATCATTACAAAAGATAGATATATATTCAGTCTTAGGAAGGACTATATAATGAGTAATTATTCTAAAACAACTAACTTCGCAGCAAAGGACACATTAAATAGTGGTGACCCAAACAAAGTCGTTAAAGGAACGGAAATTAATACTGAATTTGATAACATTGCTACAGCAGTTGCGACGAAAGCTAATAGTGCCTCCCCAGCGGTAACAGGCACAGCAACAATTACAAATGTTGTACTATCAGGTACGTTCTCTGGTGGTTCAATAGAAGGAGGGACATACTCGTGAGTATCTTAGATGATTACAGAAGATTCCAAGAAGAGCAACGTGCGAAAGGCATAGACCCTTCTGTTGCTCCTAGACTGACACAACTAGAGCAAGATGCAATGAGATTAGCTGCTACGTCTCCAGAACCCACCACAGCCTCACCACAGCCCTCTGGAGACGATAGTAGCCCTAACCTATTTACAGAGTCAAGAACGCAGACACAGGCTCGTGAGAGCGTTACAGACGATACTTCATTGTATGAACAAAGAGTTAATAATCTTAGAGATGAATTTGGAAAACAGTATGATGTATTAGAAGCATCAGGATTTAGTTATGTAAATTCTAGTGATATAGATTATATTATAGATGAACAAGCTAAAGAGTTTGCTAAAGCTGGTGTAGATAGTATTTATGATTTAGGTAAAAGAAGTGTAGACACAACTAGAGAAAACGTAGAAGTAGAAAGATTCCGTGACCCTAACACTGGTAATTTTAAATACTACTACAATGAAGAACCTACTACTCCAATGGGAGTTGGTAAAAGAATAGAAGTACAACCTAGCACTGTTAAAGAAGTAGATACAGGTAGGTCTATAGGTCAAGGTGCTACAGAGAAGATGTATATAGCAACTTTGCCTGATACTATGGATGAGTTGTTTAATAAGAAAACAGGAGAGACAGTAGATGTATTTGCAGGTGGTGGTACATTGTCAGGTGACCCTGATGAGCCTACTACATTTGGTAACTTGTATTCAGGTGTAGAAGGAGGTGCAGCACTGAATGTTAAGTTTGCTGGAGATAAACCAGTATTCTATCCTCTGTATCAAGATACTTCTGACAGAGATATAATAACACCAGCCGTAGTAGCTAGTAGTATTGCTTTTGCTGCGTTTCCTGGTGTTAGTGAGACTATAGGAACTACTTTAGGTGCCAAAAGTGGAAGCGTAGCAGCTAAAGCAGTAGGTAATGCTGTAATAGCAGGAGGTACTGGTTTAGCAATAGGAAAAGATGTAGAAGATGCTTTACTTGCTTCTATTATAAGTTACGGTACAACCTTTGGTGCAGATGCTTTAACATCAGGTAAGTTTGGTGATTATTTAGTTGAAAAAGATATATTAGACCCATCAACAGTAGAAAAGCTAGGTATTCCAAGAGCATTTGAAAATACTCTTCCTGATGATTTAGGTTTTTCAGCAGAAGCATTTGAGATGGGATTACAACCTCCTGGTGCTACTACTACTGCTTTACCAGGGGTAGATGGCTTAGATACTTCTTTAACAGGAGGTTTAGATTATTCTCTACCTACAGATGTTAGTTTAGCACAACAAGATTTTACTCCGCAAACTTATGGAGAGTCATCATTAGGTGTAGGTGCTCCTTCTAATTTATTTGATCAAGCAGGAATAGGTGGAGTTGATACTTTACTTACAGGAGGGACTAATTTAACTGGTTTAAGTGATTTAACAGGTCTTAGTGATGCTCTTCCTAATATAACTGATGCAGCAAGTGCTACAAAAGCAGTAGAAGATGTCTTAAAACTAGGAGTTGCTGGTGCTGTAAGTACAGAAGTAGTAGATAAAGTAGTAGATGAAGCTAGTAAATTTATTGACCTAAAAGAAACGTTTGGTGAAGATTTTGGTGGTTTCTTAGAAAAATCTATAGGAACTGGTATAGACTTTGCTAAACTAGAAGAGATAAGAAAAAGACTAGAAGGTAGAGGTGAAGACATAGCAGGAGAGTTTGCTGGTCTATTTAAGCCTTATACAGTAAGAAGTGGCTTAGGAGTAAGTGAGATAACTCCTGAAGGAGCTACTGCTACTGCTGATGCAGCATATCAACCTATTAGAACAGCACAGCTAAGTGGGGCTACAAGTTTGTTTGAAGGATTACCTGCAACTAGAGAAGAAGCTACAGCACAACAACTAGCAGCTACTAGAGCATTGACTGAACCACAGAGACAAAGAGAACAAGAAAGAATGTTAGGTACACTAGCACAGAGAGGTTTGCTAGGTTATGGTCAGACTATGCCAACTGTAGGAGGTGAACGCAGAGTTAATCCACTAGCTGAGTCTATACTATCTGCACAAGAACTTGCTAGATCAAAAGAAGCACTAGATGCACAAACATTTGGTCTAACAGAAGCAGGAAGACAACGACAACTAGCTCAAGGTTTACTAACAGGAGCACAAACTATAGATAAACAAGCAGCAGATCAACTAGGCAGAACACAGAATATAGCTTACACATTAGGACAAGTACCAGCTAGAGAAGGTTTAAGAACTAAATCGCAGTTTGAACAACTAGGAGCACAGGCTGAGATTGCAGGTTTAACAGGACTAGCAGAATTTGGTAAAGGTTTATTTGGTTTAGAAACAGAACCTGGTAATGTTCCTATTGATGGAGAAAGAAAGTATAGTGCAGACGAAGTTAGAAGGTTCTTAGAAGCATTAGGAATGACTATTGGATAAAGGATAAAAGATATGATGGATGTAATGAAAGGATTATTTGCTAGTGATAGACCTACTGGTGCAACAGTCAGAAGAAGAACACCTGCTGTAAGGCAAAGCAGTCCTATAGGTGCTATCAGTGGTATGATAGAAGAAGCCAGAGGTGATCTATCTAGTAGCATTAGAGGCTTGTTTGGACAGCAAACACCAGAAGAAGCACAAGCACAACAGTTGCAAGAAATTAAAGCAGCTTACTCAGATGCTTTGTTAAATACTGGAATTGACCCTAATACACCAGAAGGACTAACAGCAGCAGGTAATAAATTAATTAATAACTCTAATCCTACTATTCAGTTAGTAGGTCATAACTTAATTAAAGAAGCTCAAAAATTAGAAGTTAATTTAGCTGCTCAAAGAAGAAAAGTACAAACAGAAGAGTTAAATATAGCAGAAAAAGTATTGAACATACAAGAAAATTTAAGAGGCGGTACTGAGTTAATTGCTCGTTTTCAAGAAGCAGCATCAGCATTAGGTCTTCCTATATATCAAACTCTTGAAAAATATAGTAGACCAGACAGAATAGCAATGGCAAATTATCTTCAAACATCAGCAGTAAAAGTATCTGCTGCTGCAAAAGAATCTTTAAGACAAGAGAAAGCTGCACTAAGACAAAAAGGTAAAATTGATGCTGCTAGAACAACTGTACGAGCTTTAAATAGTGTTATTGGAAGATTAGATTCAGAAAAAACTGAAAAACCTTTTATACCATCAGCAAGTGTAGGAGGTTTATTAACTTGGCTTCCTGGTTCAAAATTTAAAGACCTTGCAGCACAGTTAGACACTATAAAAGCAAATATTGGTTTTGATCAATTAGCCCAGTTAAAAGAAAGCTCACCTACAGGGGGTGCTTTAGGACAAGTTTCTAATTTTGAATTAAGTTCTTTACAAGCTGTAAGAAATTCTTTAGATCAAACTCAAAGCTCTGCTCAGTTAGAAAGAAATTCTAGGCTTATAAGAGATGGTTATGGTGAATTTTTACTTAGTATTTATAATGACCCTAAGTTAGATAAAACAACAAAAAGAGAAATTAGATTTATGTTAGGCGAATTAGGTTTTTCACCAAATACAAAAAGTAAAAGTTCTGATATTATATTAAAATATAGTGATCAAGACGCAGAAAAACTTGTAACTCAGTATCAAATTCAAATGAATCGTATAAAAGACGGATTAGGTTTAGAAAAATTTAACTTTGGAGTTTTAAATAAAACATTAAAACCGATAGATGTTTTAACAGAAGTAGAGCGTTTAATGGTTAGAGAAGGAAGAATAAAACCAAAAGGAAATTAAATGGGATTATTACAAGATATTCAAGAAAAATACGGAGAGATAGAAACTACTGCTAAAGAAACTCTTGAACAGTTACCAAAAACTACTGTAGAAGACGTATCTAAAAGTGATATAGTTTCTTCTTTAACTTCTACTCTGTTTCCTACTTCTGTAGGATTAAAGAAACAAACAGGTTTTCCTCTTAGTTCGTTTGAAAAAGGACAAATAAATCAGGTAACAGATATGCTTACTGGTTTGGAACAATCTGTATATGAGTTAGGAAATTTTATAGGTTTTAATAAAGACGAAACTTTACAAGAATTAAAAAATAAAGCAGCCACTAGATATAAAAAATACAAACCAGAAGATAAAGCTATGGCTTCTATGGGAGAGTTTGTGTTTGAAGTTGCTAGTGCTGCTCCTTTGGCAACATTAAGATGGTTTAACAGTGGCAGTAAAGTTAGTCAAATTTTTAAGCAAGGCAGTTTTGGATTTATATGGGATTATGTATTTACTCCAGAGGCAGAAGGAGAAAAAACCAAAACAGAGGCAGGAAAAGAAGCTGGTTTTTATAGTGCAGCAGCCCAAACTCTATTTGGTGCTGGAGGTAGGATAATAGAAAAAGTTACTAATTTTGATTTTAAAGATAATATTGAATCAGTTAAAGATGCTGCTAAGTCTTATAATATTGAGCCTGAAGTATTAGGAGACTTTACAGGGCAAGATGCTAGAAAAGCAGCAGAAACTGCTGATTCATTAAGAGGCGGTGGTATTGCTACAAATATAAAAAATAATATAAATAAATTAAAAGATGCTGTTGGAACTTTAGCAGACCCTTTTGTAAGAGGGGCTGCAAAAGTAGATAAAGTAGGTGAATTCACTTTAAAAAGAATAAAACAAATACATGATGCTAACAAAAAAACAGCTAATGGATTATATCAAAACGTAGACAACAGAGTAAAAACTTTAGTTAAACAAAACCCAGATGCAAACATTGTTAATGTATCAAATACTAATAAAGCAGTAGATGATATGTTAGAGGGTGATGAAGACTTACTAGTAAAAATTAGTAGCTCATTGAATAGACCAGAATTATCATCTAAACTAAAAACTCTTAAAGGTAAATTTGACGAACAGACTGTAATTCAAAAAAAAGGAGTTATTGTTGATGAAACAGGTACTCCTTTGTTACCTGAAATAAAAGAATTTAGAAAAATAACTTTTCCAGAAATGAGGCGTTTAAGAGAACAAGTAGGTTCTGCATATCAAGAATCTATAAAAGCTGGTTTTTCTTCAGATGCTACTAGAAAATTAGCTGTTCTGTTAAAAGGAATAGATCAAGACATGGATACATGGGCTGAAAGTTTTGTAGATAATAAAGGATTAAAAGAAGCATACGATAAAGCTAGAAACTACTATGCTGGCAATGTTATTCCTTTTAGAGATGCAGATTTAGCAGTGGCTATGTTAAAAGACCCTTCATCTAAAGAGTTAGTAGAAGATGCTTCTACATTTATACAAAGACTTATATCTCCTGCTAAGGAATCTCAAGAGGGAGCTAGTAGAGCAATAAAATTAATTGCTCCTTTACTAGATAATGATACAAAAAAGATAATATCAAAGAAGGTGTTTGATGATGCTCTAAGCACAGCCCAAAAAGGAGGAGAGTTTGACTCTAATACTTTTATAAATTATATAAAAGATAGAAAAACAAATTTACAGCCGTTTTTGGTAGGAGATGTAAATATTGATAAAATGATAAATAAATATAATCTTTTATCTAAGGCTATGACTAGAGGTAAAGAAAATACTATAATGGGGGTAGGAGACCCTGTGGCTACTGATATTCTTAAAAAAGCAGCACCTGTTACTGCTTCAATAGCAGAGAAAGTAGGTACTATTAACAAATTAAATGAATTTATTACTAGACAGGTTTTTAATACTAAAGTAGGAAGAGAGCTTTTACTTAGTGCTACCAGCATACAAAATCTTTCTCCTTTAATAACAGCAGGTACTTTGGGTTACATAGATGAATCAAGTGCTCCTGAAGAACCACAAAGAGTAAATTTAGAATCAATAAACTTAAATGAATTAATTAAATTAGAACCAGAGTCAGGCACTAATGAAAAACAAACTGACTCAATAAACTTAAATGAATTAATTAAATTACAATAATGATCGACCCAATCACAGCTTTAGCTACAGCAAATGCAGTATTTCAAGGTATTAAAACAGCAGTAAACTATGGTAAAGAAGCTCAAGAGGTATTCTCACAGCTAGGTAAGTGGGCTTCTGCGGTAGAAGATGTAAAGTTCTGTTTAACACAAGAAGAAAGTAAGCCATCTATATTCAAGAAGATTACTTACACTAAGTCAAGCACAGCAGAAGCATTTGACGAGCTTGCTGCAAGGCAGAGAATCAAAGAGATGGAAAAGGAACTAAAACATATGTTCTACTGGGGTTCATTGCACCATCTTGGTGCAGATGGGTATAAACAGCTAATACAAATCAGACGATCAATACAACGCAAACGAGAAGCACAGGTATACCAACAAATCCGCAAACGTAAAGAACTCATTTACAATTCCAGTATGTTATCTATTATAGCCATTATGGGTATGGTTCTATGGTGGCTGGTACAATTTCTAATTGACTCTGTAAAGGGAATACAATGATAGAATTAATACTATCTAGCATGATGGTAACTGTAGTACCAGATCGTACACAGTTCTATTGCAAGCTAGAATGGATAGAAAGAGGACTATGTGTATACTGGTGTGCTAATGAACAAAAAGGGTTTAAATGGTTTGAAGTAGAGTCTGAACAAGGCTGTAAGATACGAAAAAAGTTTTATATAACATAAGGAGTCATAATGCTACAACTACTTACTGGTCTGCTTCCTGTGGCAGAAAAGGTTATAGACAGGGTAATACCAGACCCTAAAGCAAAACAAGAAGCACTAAAAGAACTAGCTGAACTTGAACAAAAAGGTGAACTAGCTAAGATAGAAGCTGAGTTTGGTGATAAAGATAGTGCTAGAAAACGTGAAATGGCTATCTCTACTAGCGAGCACAGCCCCTGGTTAAATAAAATAATTACTAGTGTACTTGCTTTAGGTATAACTGGTTTAACTTTTAGTTTATTCGCTGTTATATTATTTTTAGAAGTCACACCTGCAAACAAAGATATTTTAATATTTTTATTAGGTAATTTAACTACTTTAGTGGGGCTGGTTTGTTCATACTATTTTGGCAGTTCAGTAGGTAGTAAAGATAAAACAAAAGAACTACAGAATATAATAAACAAATAAAAGGAGATGCAGATGAGAGGTGATATTGAATGGGGTAAATACTTCAGTAAGAAAGAGTTTCAATGTAGTACAACTGGTGACTGTGAAATGGAACAAGACTTTATTGACAAAATGAACCAGCTCAGAGAGGTGTTTAGTAAGCCTATAGTTATCACATCAGGATATAGAAGTGCTCTACACCCAGCAGAAGCTAAGAAGAAGACTCCAGGTGTCCATAATGAAGGCGTAGCTGCTGATGTAGCAGTAAGTAGAGAGGATGCTTATAAACTACTCCTGATAGCTTTTCAGATTGGCTTCACAGGCATTGGAGTGCAACAGAAGGGTGTAGGTAGGTTTATTCATTTGGATACGTCTACAGGCTCCTTACGCAGTCCTAGACCTACTGTGTGGTCGTACTAGATACGGTATTTATTACTTTTTCTTTTTCTGCGTCACTCATAGTTTCCCAGTTGGTGATTTGTTCAACTGTTCTATTACAGCCAATACATATATTATCTTTTAGTTCACAAATACCAATACAGGGTGATTCAACTATTGTCATTCTCCTAAACCTTTCAAGCCTAGTTTATCTCTTCTGGCTTGATCTTCTTCAAAGTGTAGAAGCACACACTCCTGCCTAAGTCTCTCCTCAGTCCATTCATACTGTGCTTTAGCTACTGCGGTGCCGTCTTTCCTACCAACATCATAAGCTACCTCCCACAACTTAAACACTTCATTTGTGCCTTGATACAGTAGAAAATAACTAGTAATACATCCAAGTATAAATATGATAATATTTCTCATTTCTTTCCCCATAAGAAACCAAGGTAGATTGGGGTGAATATAGAAAGAACAACTAAAAATTCTTTAAGTGCTATTTTGTCTTCATCTACAAACTCTCCAAACAACCCTACTGCAAACAAGTTTATTAAGAAACTAACATACAATATTAGCAATACATGTCTAAGGATTTTTAATACAAAGTCAATCATAAAGTATCAATATGAACAGTAAGCCTAACTAGAAAGAAATCTATCACTATGTACTTATACCCTTCAACATCACTGGTGTATTCAAACCCTACCATCAATCCTGTTATTGGTGTAAATTCGTATCCCATTATTGTACCTCTCCATTGTTTTTAGGTAAATATACTTCAACGTAACAACCGCACTCAGGACAAGACAAATTTGTTTTCACACAGAAAAAATCATCATCTTCTTCAATGTCGTGATCTCCTCCCCAAATAAGCTCTGTTTGACAGTGCCAACAATTCATCATTGAACCTCGCAGCTTCCAGCAGTACAAGCTAGTTCCTGTACTCCTTTAACATTATCATCTACCTCAGTCAAGTCTCTCCAACTTATGTTAATAGGAGTATCACCTTCTAACTTAACATACTCTTCTTTAGTACACTCTTCATATGGAGCTTGTCTGTATGAACCGCCATCATAAGGTAGGAAGGATATACCGGATATGTCATCAAAGTTCTTCCATACCCATGCTCCTACTTCCATCCACTCCTCTTCCTTAACACTGATAGTCACAGATGGTTTGTGTTCACACCAATGCTTCTGATACATCATCCATAACTCAAGATGGTCTATAGCTGTTAAGTCATCTCTGATCATAGCACCTTCAGGAGCTTCTATTGGGAATGAGAATACCACAGTAGAATCAGGCTTCATCACACAGTCTTCTGTATGTACTCCCTTCTGTTTTAAGAAGTTGGAAAGAGGGTCTTTTTTATCTCCACGAACCCTACGAATATAATAACTAGAATGTCTAGGATGAATACCACTGGCAGAATCAACGAGTTGAGAAACAGTCCCAGAAGGTTTGATACAAGTAATTGCAGTTGATTGAGGAATAGAGAGGAGTGTTGATAAGTCAGCGTTTGTTTTAACAGCCACCTGTTTGAGTTCCTCAAGGAGTTGTTTTGTGTTATCATTTACTTCTCCCATCATTTTATTATCTAATATACCTGTCAAAGATACTCCTAGCAGTCTTTCTTCTTCTGTGTTTTTTTGCCATATCTTACGCAAGTATGGAAACTTAGTTAGTGTAGCTTGCCATGTACCTAGTATTGTAGCTATCTCCACCTTTTCTTTCAGATTCTGTACTGTGTCGTCTGCTCTTACTACCACCTCAGTCAAGTTACAGAACTGATATGGTCTAAGGATAATCTCACTACAAGGATTCGTACCAAAATCATAGTTAGTATCTCTTCTTTCATTCTTAGCAGCTTGTCTCTTTGATGCTGCCCTACTGAAGATACCACGCTCTCCTGACTTACTCTCATACAAGCTAGACCATTCCTTCATAAACTGACTCATATCAGGCTTCTCATCATACATAGCAGAGTTGTTAGCCAATGCTCTTTGTGGGTTATACTGCCACCATGACCCAGACTTACAGGCTCTCATCTTGTCATCTTCTAAGTCTGATAGAGATATCATAGCTGACCTTCTTACACCACCTACTACCACTACTTCGCCTATCTTACACAGGATATCGTGACAATCAATAGATGATAATTTTCTACCAGCAGCCTGTTTAAACTTAGAGATGCAGAACTCAAACAATTGCTTCAATGGTTCTGCTCCTGATGCTCTACCACCAAAGGTTTTCAACCTAGCTCCTGCTGGTCTTACTTTGGATAAGTCATACTTAGGTACTTCACCACTATACAATAGGGCTATAAGCTGTCTCAGAGCCTTAGCCCAGCCTTCTTTACTGTCAGCTACTGCTATAGTAGTATCAGACTCAAAAAGCTTCTCAGGGACTTCTGGTAGCTTCTCAACATACTTATGCTCTACAGAGAACCCTACACCTGTACCGCACAGCAAGATATACATAGCTTCATCAAAGGCTTTTACATCATCAATAGGAAGATAAGAACAATTATATCCAGCAGTATTATCTCTATCTAGTGCCTTACCAGCAGTCATAATAGCCCTCATAGATGGCATAACATCTAGGTTCTCTATTGCTTCCTGTACTCTTAGTTTTGTTGGTGTATCTACTACATGACCTATTTCTCTTTCTAAGTGATTTACCATAAAGTCCATGTATCTCTGAACAGACTCGCTCCAATCTTCTCTTCTCTGCTCTTCTTCCAGGTATCTTGCGTAACGGCTCTTTGCTATAAATTGGCTATATGTATTCAATCTCTTAACTCCTCTTCTAGTTCATCTGCTTTCTCTTCTATCTTATCATTGAATCTATCAACGATATCTTCTGATGATATATCCAAAACCTCTAACAAGGAAATCTCGTCAAGGTTTTTAAGTCTATCACAAATGTCATATATTGTCAATGCCATATTACCCCCAATTACTACCTTTCGTTTCTTTTAATAATTTAATCATAGCTTTTAAATACCATTCAGCCTTCTCAGCATCTTCTAATGCTTTACCCTTATGCCACATTCTGCTAATGTATTTGATTATGTTGCCTTGACAATAACTGATAGATTCATACTCTCCTAGTGTATCAACTATGTAATCATAGGTTTCTATTGTTCCTTTGTTGTAGTGTGCCGGATGGTTTACTTTGTCTTCTAGCTTCATATCTTCCTCATACAAATCGCTGTTATTCTTAGTTATAAAATTATCCATACTTCTTCCTTAAATATTTTAAACTTACAAACATTTCATCAAACTGTCCATCCTGCACATCATGTAATACTACGATACCACGCCAGTGAGTGTTACCTTGCACTCCCATGTAGTCTTCATTGTGTAGATAACAAGAACCAGCTATGATACAAGTTATGATAGAACCATCTGCTCTTTTGCCATAGGCTACCTGTCTGCCTTGCTGGTGACCTACTACGCAACTCTGGTGAGTCTTGTTGACCATAGCAGAAGCAGTACCAATAGGTCTACCCATCACACCACTTACAAGGTAGTGAGAGTATACAACCCCATCAATACTAACAGTATCAAGGAAATCAAACACCTCCCAACCAGCTTTTGAGTATCTGAGATCATCTGTACTAAGAGTGCCGTCGAGTTTAGAGTCTCCTTCGACTGCTCTGTTAATTCTTTGTTCGTGGTTGCCAAGTGTGAGAACCATTCTGGGTCTATATTGCTTGAGTTTTTGTTTCTTTCGTTTTTCATTGTATTTCCTTAAAGGATTAAGTAAAATATTCATACCTTCAATAGCTACTTCAACATCATCTTTGTATCTTCTTCCCTCAAATGACTTCTTACCTACATCGTAGGATGATAGTGACGGCATATCAGCAAAATCACCAATCTGTACGATGACATCAGGTTTTTTGTCAACAATATATTTTCCAATCCATTCAAGATAACCTAATTCAACTCCAGGTTTGACTTGTGTATCAGGTATGATCAAATGTTTCAAGAGTTAGCCTTTCTCAATAGTTCAAAATAATGTTCAGCCCGAACCACACACAAAGGTATAGATCGGTTCTGTTTAACCACAACAACTGGTTCTGCATCACCAGGGCAGTTAGTCTTAGCTTGCTCATAGAAGCCATATACAGCAACTCTAGCCCTGCTTTTACATTCAATAGAAACATTTAATTTCTGCCTAGCTGCTGGTGAAAGTAGGATATCTTCACCGCTACAACCCATGATAGTAGATCGTACATCATCACTCGTAAGGTTGAACTTGTCTATTATTAAGTCTCTGACCCATTGTTGTAGACTTCTTCCTTTGCCTTTTTTGCTGCTTGTTTTCAAGTTCTATGTCCTTTCGTTTTTGTATCCACTTCTTAGGTATATGTATCCTACAGTTACTCTGGTCTTGTGATACAGTGTTAGATAGAGTCAAAGCATCTTTGGTTTCATCAACTACAAATCCTATACTGGTACAATCATGTAACTCTGACTTGACACCTTCTTCCCATCCAACGTCTGCTACTGCGTCTTTCCAATATACCAAGGTTACTCTGGTAGCATCCAGAGTTCTTCCTTTTTCCTTCGTATCCATAACAGTCTTCCTTGTTCTAATAAATAGTCACGATTATATTTGTATACTTCCAATACTGCTCTGTATAAGTCTTCTTCCTCTTCTAATCCATCAAGTATCTTATCAGCCTTCTTATCGCCAATACCTTTGATACCTGGGATGTTATCTGTCCTATCACCTGTCAACAACTGCTTATAAAAGTTCTTAATAGCTTCTTCCTCTTTAACATAATACATTTCATTCTTATGGAAGTTGTAGTGCCATCCTCTAAGGTTGTTCAGGTCTTTATCAATAGAACAGATAACATAATCTCTGGGGTCTAGTTTGTATGCCTCTATGCCTATAGCATCATCAGCTTCCTGACCCTCTTGCATTTCAAAGCCCCATGCCTTTTCCATGTATTCACGCATTAGATCAAAATGCTTTGGCTTTGCTACTCCTAATCTGTGTCCCTTGTACGTCTGTGTCTTTGCTATATCATCTCTATAATTACTTTTACCAGTTAGATAACCTCGTGCCTTTTCACAATTTGTATGAATAAACACGAGGTCTTCTAAATACTCTGCTAGTTTAGCGACAGCGATATGCTCACTAAAATCCTCACAACCAAACCCAACTCTGTAAGTAAGAATATCGCCATCAACTAAAGCAATCATCTACAGCACATCTCCATCTCCATCGTCAGCTACACCACCCTCGTATACCTGAAGATCATTAATTACCATCTTCTGTAGTGTTGGTGATGTACCCTTACCCATCTTACTTTTCCAATCATAAGAGGATACGATAGCTACTCCGCTAGAACCATTACCAATAGCAACATCCTGTAATGACTTACCTTCAAGATCAACTATCTTCAAAGGCATAACACTCCTACAGGTAATAAAGTTACCCTTCTCGTCACCTTTGTTTCTAGCTTCTACTCCTAAATCATTCTGCAACGCCTCTACAGCAGCATCAGAGAGTTCACAGAGATCAATCTGGTACTTCTCTGATAGGTTGTTTGGCTTGTTATGAAATGCCCACATAACCTTAGCATTTAACTTAATCGATTGTTTATAGTCCATACATTCTCCTTAATGAGTTTGTTTCCAATTATCACCTACTTTATACTCGCCATCCAAAGGACAATTTAAACGCAGAGCCTTACCAGCCTCTACAATTGCTTTGACACCAAGTTGCCCCACAAGTTTCGCCTCTTCCTCCTTAACTTCTAGTTGCCATTCATCATGTACATTAGCTACAAAGTGTGCATCTAATTCATGTAGCTTTATGTACTTATCAAATATTACAAGAGCCTTCTTCATAACTACTGCACCAGCACCTTGAAGTAAAGTATTTAATGCTGCATGTTCTGAACGAATAAATAACCGTCTACCGTCTAGTCCTGGTAGTGAACCTTTGTTTCTTAAATTCACAGCTATCTTCTCTTTCAGCTTTGCAAGGGCTGGTACGTTTTTCATAAACTTATCTATGATTACTGTTCCGTTTGTGCCTGTAATACTACCTATCTTCTTAGCACCCGCACCATACAGAAAAGCATAGATAAAAGTCTTTGCTTTGGCTCTAGTGTCCAGTCCTGCTGCTAACTGATTTTTTGTATGAATATCGCCATCCACAACCTCCTTTGTATACTCTTCGTCTTCCATGTAATGAGCTAACATTCTTAACTCTAATCCACTAGCATCAATACCGACCAGCTTATATCCTGAGTCAACAACCCATTGCTCACGACATTCTGAGCCATATTCCGCATGTACTGATGGTATTTGTGCTAGGTTCGGGCTATGGTGTGTCATACGCCCTGTTACTGCTCCGTTTGTTATGACCTTACCATGAACCCTGTGTTGGTTTGTAGCAGCTTCAATCCAAGAGGTAACCTGAGAAAGCCGTTTCTGTAAGAGTAGATATTCACAGATGAGTTTTGCTTCTGGAATATTAACTCCTCGTAGAACCGATTCATCGACAATGACTGAACCTTTCTCTGTGTACTTCTTTGGCTTCCATCCAATCCCTTGTAACCTCTTAGATATCTGCTGTCTTGATGCTGGATTAAAAACTTCAACGTAGTCCTTTAGTTGCTTTCCTGTTTTTTCTGAAACTCGTTTGTGAACAATTGGGCGAAAGGATTCTTGTAGTCTTTCACATATTTCTTCCATTCGTCCTGATAAAACTCCACATAGTCTTTCGCAGCCTTCGACATCAAGCCTAAAGCCTCTGCTGACTTGTTTGCTGATAACTGAGCAAACTTCATGTTCGAGTTGTATAGATTCTTCATCAAATCCATGACTTTCTTTCTCCTTTAAAAGTTGGTTATACACTCTTTCTAATACCTTCACATCATTGACGCAATATTGTCTCATTTCTTCTGAGTATTGATCGAACTGGTTGAACTCTGTTTTAGGGAATCCTAAATCTTCTCCCCAAGCTGCAAGGCTGTGTTTTGTCCTCATTGGGTTCAGCAATCTGCTTAATACCAGAGTGTCCAAGACCTGATGTAGCTTGATCTTTAGACCCCACACCTTGTTTAGTACTGGGAAGTCGAACGCTATTCCGTTGTGAGCTACTAAGATTTTTCCCCATATCTCTTTCTTTAGACTTCGTGGTTCTCTGTGGCATTTAATTACTCCGTTTGCGTTTGTTACCACCAGATGTATCTTTTGATGACACATCGTTGTCTCTATATCCAGAAATACAAGGTCTTTCATCTGTCCAATCATTATGCCCCTCCAGGCGTGATTTTATCGAGCCATCATCAAATAATACATGGTACGTCTTAACTCCATTATTATTTTCAGTGACACTTAGACTTATCGGTTTGCTCATTTTTGTCCTCGTTTGTGTAAGTATCTCCTCTAGCATACCACATGTCGTAGATAGTGTCAATGATTTTAGTGAGCTTTTGGATTGCTTGTTGTATAAATGTAACATTATTGATTACCCTCACTTGTGTGGTTTCAAGGTGCTGTATTCTAGCCTCTAGTTCCTCTAACTTAGTCATTTTGATAATCTCCTTGAATGGTATCCTCAAACTCAACAGCTTCATTGAGTTCATCGTCTGAGATAGATAGTAATCGTTCTGCAATCGCTTTACGAATTTCATATGGTGTTATTGTTGTTGTGTCTTCATGTTTATGATTAAGTGAAAAGCATAAACAACCAACGCTGTTAAAAGTCATGGTCTTCATTTTGATAATCTCCTTCTGGTAAATCAAAATACTTCTGTTTCGCTACTTTTCTGATAAAGTCATTCATAACGTAAGTGTAGCCTAAATCTGCCAACTTGTTAGAAAAGTCATTCACGCTCATTTCAAGAGTTTCGTTGTAGCATTTCTCAATCAATTGATCATTTACAATATGACTCATCACTGCCCCCTTTCTAATTCTCTAAGTCTTTCGTTATGTTCGTAGTACTCGTCCAAATCTACATCTTCCCATTCAAACTCGTCCATCACTTTGCCTCCTCTAAATCTTCTTTAAAAACTTCATTCATACGTCCAGTGTTACGATCATAATACAACGCACACGCCTTACCTGTCAACCCTGAATATCTATTTTTTATTACTCTTACTCTAGTTGTATGTCTTTCCGTTATATCGTCAGCTTGACTGTTTCTTTCTAAGCCTAATACCATATCACTAAGCTGACCTATTGCACCAGAACCCCTAAGTTGTGATAAAGAGGTAACACTGCCTTCCTCATGTCCTGTCCCTGTTGGTCTACGCAAATGTGAAACAGCAAATAACGTGATATCACACTCCTGACATAACATCCTTAACTTTGTGGTAATCTCATCTAATGCCCTGCGTTCATCGCCTTGCTGCTGGTCTGAGACCACTATCGAAATATGGTCTAAGAATATGAATTTACAGTCTAATGCTTTTGCCATATAACGTACACGATTGATGATATTATCAACGCTTGTAGAGCCAAAAGAATCAAACAAAAACAATCTACCAGTGCCTAAAGTAGCATCAAAAGCAACCTGTTTCTCTTCTTGTGTTGCTTCTGTTTCATTCAAATGTAAAGGCTTCATTGCGTCCAAACTCATGATTGATAAAGCAGTACGCTTGACAGATTCCTCCAAAAACAATAAACCAATGTTTTCCTCTGTGGACTTTAGCAGCTTATATATGATCTCTCGTAGAAACTGACTCTTACCTAATCCAGAACCAGCCGTAATGACCACCATTTCGCTAGAACGAATACCACCAGTTAAATCATTTAATGACCCATAAGGATAGATAGCAATAGACTTTTGAAGTGGCTCCAATACTAATGACTTCAAATCTTTACCCTTGACAATCCCATCAGGCATAAATACCTGACTCGCCCACCAATCCTCTGTGAAGTGTTTAAACGCTAATTCTGAAGAGTAATCACAAGCATCCTTGTAGCCCTTCCTCATCTTCATCAATTTAGCTTTATTTGGGAATAGTTCTGCACACTCTAGCTGTGCCTTCTGACCTACATCGTCGTTGTCAAAACAAAACACTATTTGCGTAAACGATGATAAGTATTCATAGGCATCTTTGCATGACTTGATAGCACTTGCACAACCATCACGAACTGATACTACTGGGAAACGCATATCAGCACTTAGCATTTGACTAGATGCCAATGCGTCTAACTCGCCCTCAACAACTGTGATAATCTTAGCACAACCCGCTGGATATACGTCCATTCCAAACAAAGGATTCTTTTCGCCTTCTCCTGACCAACGGAAACTCTTTTTTTTCCCTCTTATTTTGAAAACGTCTTTACCATACGGATAATAATGTGCATCATTCAAAGCTATTTTGACACCATATTTTTCTAGTGTGCTTTGTTTGATGTTTCTGTCCAATATGCCCTGTGGCTTGAATACAGGCTCGTCAGCAGCTTTCTGTGCTTTCGGGTGTATAGCCAGTACTTCAGCACTAGAAACGCTCTGACGGGCTTCTGTGGACTTTTTAGTGGGTTTTATTGGTTTATTGCACTTATAGCAAAAATAATAACTGCTACCATCGTCTTTTTCATACTCTCCAACGTTGCTGCTTCCGGCTTGAGAACAATCCACAATTTGAGAACATGAAAGATTACGAACAAATTTGCTTTTAGTTTTCATAAATTCCTCATTATTTAGACTACATAGTCATAATAATACATAGTAATAATAATCATAATTATAATTATTATAATTACATAATAATATAATTACTTAGTAATACCATATTTTTGAACAAATGTAAATTATACTTAAGTATCACTTAAATGTATATTGTCGTTTATTTCCAACGTTTCAGAGTCCCCAAAGTATCCAAAATCATCATCAACCTCTGGTAAAGGTAGACAAGACGCACAAAGCTGCACCAGCTCGTTCGTGTTGCTACCTTTTAAAGAGTCTTCAAAGTTGGTTAATTGAATGTTACATGATTTACACCTAGACATTTAAACGCCCTCCTTGTCTTTTGGTAATAGTTTAAAAATATCTTGTATTAATACTTTTGTATGAATTACTAACAAAGTACCACCAATAAATATTATGGCACAATGTTTTATTACATCATACAAGCCATAGTTTGCGATATCCGCAAACATACAGCCAGCAGTGAAAAAAACTGCTGCTGCCATGATAACCATGCCAGTAACGTCAAAAATCCATTTAATCTTAATCTTTTTCATGTTGTTGGTCCTCCTCAAACTCTTTCTCTAATTCATCCAAACACTCACGGCATAAGTAGCTGTCAATGTATGTTCCATCGTCCTTATACCTATCAGCCGGTATTCTGTCAATAAATAAACCGCTACCGGCTGAAGTGTCTCTTTTACACTCTACGCATATTTCCATTGATTTTTAATGCTCCTTATAAATTAAAATTGTATTGAGGGCAATAAGAATATTACCCCCAACACTACATAAAGTAAACACTTTAAAAACTTATTCATAATTACCCCTATTAATTTGCCATCCCACTAAGCCCTGTATGTAGTCTTGATCGACTTCACGGCCAATATCTTTACCGCCTAAGTATTTATTAATATGTCTTGATGTTGTGGTTGAGTAGTGTTTGCTAGTCCTGAATGCTCCTTTATCGTCCCAGCCAGCCACAGGCGTAGAATAGCTAAATAATATGGATACACCTTTGTTACCATAACTTAATTCTGTCATATTGCTACCAATTGCTTTTAGTTTCATTTTAGTTCCTTTCCTTCCCCTATTTAAAAATTTCTTGTTACTTCATAAACTACTCTGACTCTTTTTCTTGAATTAGTCTTTACCCAATCCTGAACTTTACCATATAAAACACACGTTACATGTTTATCGGTACTAATCAAGTATATTTTATCTTTTGGTAATAGTTTAACAGTCTGATTAAATGTTTTCCAATGATATGTATATATGCCAGTTATCGAGCAATTCAAAGATTCTATTGCTTTGAGACAGTCGTCTAAAATAGCACCTTGTTTATGCTTTCTATTATTATCTTTCATAGCCTGATAAGCTTTACCAAAAGATACTTTAGCACTAAGAGCAGTTGCGATTACTGTACAAAAACCCTTGTCTTTGTAAATAACCTTTGCAACCTTTCTTAATTGTTCATAAGTATATTGTCTACGTTTCATAATATCCTCATATAATGTTATTCACTAGTATACCCTTAAAG